CTCAAGCTTCCCATGGTTTTGTGCAGCATTAAGCTCGGTCCGGGCAATACTATCAGCGCGATACTTCAGAAGGTGATCGTGATAGCGTAGAGCTCTCGTTCGTGCGACATCGGGACGTATCCCGTCCTCAAGCATCTTGAAGTATCGGCGGTTGACAGCTGCGGACTGCCTTGCGGTCAAGCCTATCTGTGGCCTTATCATGCGAGAGGCAGCGCGGGGATCAATGCCTTGCATGATGTTCGTCTCCAAAGACTGACGCAGTCCCTCAATCGTTGTCTCAGACAGATCCTTGATCTTACTCAGCCCATAAGTGTCAAGATAGTGCTTGATGTACGTTGTCTGTGGTTTGAGAGCCCAACGTTGAGCATTGAATTCAGTCTGCATCGACTGGGCCACCGTTTTACCTAAATCTGGGAAGAGATGCCTCGCGAAAGGCTTACTGAAGCGCTGTTCTCTGCGGATGTGATCAAGGAAGCTCTGCACCGCCGCCATCGAGCCGATCGCCACTACGGTTTCCAGTTCCTTGTTAGAGACCGTTGCGGGCATCGCGGCAAGGGCTTCTTCGGAGTCTTCTCGAAGATCGGCTAAGGTTACCCTGTCCTCAGGCATTCGGCCTCTCATCCGAAGCTAGTTCTTCAAGCTCGCGTCTCGACATGACATGGCGAGCGGACCGAAGAGGCCTTGTATCGTCCATCTTCAACATCAACTTTCCCGTCTCAACCATGGAAGAGCCGTGGTCAACCCTCATCGCCATGACCTCATCGCCAACGTACCAGCTAGGATATTCCTCCCCTTCGACTACTATCCGCATCACGCCACGCCTAAGGTCCTCCTCCACAACGACAACCTCGGTCAGCGGTATCCGCAGTTCAAGGCGTCCCATTAAAACCTCCCTTTTCAGACTATTTCGACTTTCAAGCCAAGCGCCGCACTGATTCCTGTCTTTGTCATCGGCGGATCTGTCTCATTCGCAAGCATGACAAAGGCCCTACGACCGAGCCTCAATGTGCTGGGCCAAGTTCCTGTCTCGCGCCCCACCTGAGCCACGTACTGCCTTATGTCCTCGATTGAATTCAGAGGAGGCATCAACATCGCATCACTCCTCCTCTTGCTCCTTGAACGGCAATCCACCCATAGCCCTGATCGCATCCTCCAGTTTCCTGTCCGGGAACAGCTCCGCACCGGAGCGCCCCAGTGAATCCAGTAACTTACAGACATTTTCAATGTTTGGATCAGGAGGGAATTCGTAGGCAAGCTTAGGAAGATCGGGCCTTTTGATCGCGTTGAACGCGAACAGCTCGGGCACCGCCTGGGTATTGATCGTGTCGCATATCATATTCAGATAACCCAGCAAGGCTTTCTCAAAGAACGTACGACCTTCTCTCACCAACGCGTAGGACCCTCTTTTCTCAGCCCCAAGGAAAATGAAATCAGCCAAAAGCGATGAGGCAATGGCATGATCGTATCGCATGATAACAGGATTAGTATCCATAACGGAGCCTGGCGAGGAAATCAACTCAACCTCATATTTCTTCGGGTTGTCGGGATCACGCGGCATCACAAGCCCGTCCTCGTCGCCCCTCCTCATCTTACGGACCAGCTCTTTCCAGTTATCCAACTGCACCCTCGCCGCGGATGATTTGTCCAAGAAGAGCTTCTCAGGGACGTAGATCACCGCCATGCCAGCAAGATTGCGCTCAAACCCGATAGCTTCGAATGACTGTAGGTGCTTCTTATAGTACCAAGGATAGTATGCATTTCTATAAATTGATCTTCCTTCAGGATTACCTTTATGAGCTTGTGTTCTAAAGTGTAGACATCTATCAAGCGGGATTCGACGCTCTCGGTAAGTCGGAGGAGGGCTCTGCTTGAGTCCGGTCACTATACCTGAATCCGAATCAATCACCCAGCCGGTGATCGTATCCTGCGAGCGGATTGAAAAGTCCTTGAAACCCACCGCCCCATCATCGAAGCGCGATCGCTCCCAATCATTCTCAGCATCTGGGCCGCGGCGATATTTGTATGATTTCTCCTCTATCGAGTAACCAAATTGCAAGAACGACAGAGCCTCGGAAACGATGTTGTACCATCCCGTGTCCATATCACCCTGCAGTAGACAGGAATCAAGGAACTTCGCATCCTGGCGTTGCCCTCGATCCTTCCCCGCGGGTTCGATAAAGAACCTAACCGCATGAACCATCTGTTGTATGGCGAAATTGATCGCACCTACCGTGGGATCATTGTCCCCCATCTCCCGATAGGCTTTCCGACCATTCGCTCCTTGTAGGTCGCGCAACCACTCCTCGGAGAGCACGCCGCCCCATATCTTGAGGCCGGTCGATCCTAGTGGTGCAAAGTACGGTTCCCTCTTCTCTTCGGCCATCTCTCCTTCCCATCTCCAACTAAGCGAAGTAGGCAGCTAGCCTAAGCTCCACGCTGGCTATTCCGGATAGCGACCTACCGGATCACCCGCACCGTTGCAGCATCGTTCTGGCATCATACCTTCACCGCCATAGTGTCGCGTATGGCTCCAGCATAGCCAGTACTGCTACCTTGCTAAGGCATCCCACCACTTTGCGCAGCATCTAACTGCGTCGTAGCCACCCTTCTCCACTCAATCAGTTTACAGCATCGCGCCGTGTTTGCCAACCCCATCTCTCATCAATATCAACACTGAGCGTCGCTAGAGGCATCGGGGCTTTCTTTCGGGCCCGCGCCAGCTGGTTTCCGCCTCGCCCTCATTGCCTCAGTCATCATCCCCGTTATCATTTGGACAACCTCAGATCGGGTGAAGCCAACAGCCGTAAACTCCTCCATAAAGAGCGCCATCATAATGGCCCCTTCTCTGACTCCCTCCCTAGTTGACATTCCACCTCGAAGCTTATCCATAAAGCCGCCTGACTTATTCGACTCGTCCATCTTAACCCTCCTTCTTTCCTTTACGGAGCGGGCAGCCAACATACACTGCTAAGGACCCTTAACGATGTCCACTTGCCCGCCCCGCGTATCCTCCCAACGAGGATCTTCATCATCGCTAACCGCCACCCGCGGGACCCAGCCATTCAAAGATAAGATAGAGCGCCCCGCCAACCGCCGCTATCCCAGAAGCAAACATCCAGTTTCTCCAACTTCTTCTCACGGGGCTCGTCACGGATAATTCGAGACAAGCGCCCGCTACCACCCCGAGCCCAAAGAGCAGCCACAAAACCTGTTCCGTCCACAGCATACCAAACCTCCTTAGCTCAAACTCGCGTGTTCTGCCGGATGCGCGGCCCCCGATTACAACATAGGTTCACTTGGTGTCGAAGTTCTGGTCCACGACAATGGCCCTCGGGTTAACTCTTTACAAGCGTGCATAGCGATCACCTCTCCTCATTCATCATCCTTTTGCGATAGTCCAAGACCATATTCTCGATTTCCACCCTGACATATCTCGCCCCCATGAATTCATACTACCGAATACTGCTCCAATCTACGCTAAGCTGACTTTCTTGTAGCCAAGGTATATCCGGACTTACCTTCCACAGAAATCTCCGAAGGGCCTTCCATTCTTGGTCATCGCGCCAAGCCTGGATGTAATCCTTTAGCATAGCAACGCCAACCAGTACTCTAACCTGCGCCTCTGATGTTCCAAATGGCAAAGCTTTCTCCGCAGTAGGAATGACCGTATGATCCGTGATCATCCATCGCTTCTCTTTGTGGTTGTAGCACATAGAGTATTTCATTTCTCGTTCCTCCTCATACAGCATAGTTCCTCTGCTCCTCCACACCGAACGCCTTGAACCGTTCCCAGGCATCATAGAACCCCTTAAGAACGTTCAGGCGCGGCTCATGATCTTTACGCCTTAAAGGACAAGGACCATGATAGGGATGAACCTCGAACAAGTAACCCTCAAATTCGTATTCAGGCTCAAAGCCACAAACGAAACCTCCATCACCTAAACTATAACACGGCATAGCAATCATCTCCTCATTAGAGCATTCTCGATCCAATACCGCGTCTCGGGATGCAAGATCATGTTATGCTTATTTCGCTTATACCACTCTAATGTATTAGTAAAGCCCTGTGCTCTCCCAGCACCACGCCAGTCTGCAAGCATTTCTCTGCGGTATTTGTCGGGCATTGGCAAGGCTCGTGCAGAACCATCATCAAATTGAAGAAGCCAGTATTGCCAGTGATGCTTGTTCCGATGAATGTGCTTTAACCAGGCCAAGTTAAACGCCGGGTCATCGAGATCGTGGCTTCGATCATATCCCTTACCCTCATCTCTAGCTTTGCCGTAGAAATGAGCAGCATACGGAAACCATTCATCAGGCAAAAATTTGCTCAGATCATGCAGTATGCCACGCAGTAGGATACGCAGTTTGCAAGCTTCGACAAACACGAAACATTTATGCTTGAATACATATAGCGCATATTGTATGTGTTTCATTTTTTCCCTTCATGCGTCATTGACCACCTGAATGTCTCCCAGTAACTGCGGCTGAAGAACAACCGCGCGAAAAGGACGACGCATCGGCTCATCAACCGCACCATTTCTGACAATTCTTCCTTGATTCCATGTTCAAGCATTAAAGCCCCTAGTCATCGGTTTATCATTTTCTGTATACACAGTCGTAACATGTCGCTCTTTCATAGATTCTGCGTACAAGAATCCCTCGGCAAATCCCAGAGCAAATGATTCTGCTGTGGAGCTTACTTTCCCACTAGCCCTGATGTGGTGTAAGTTCTCTACTATCTCTGCTAGATCCATATTCATCACCTCCGATACCCTAGGACAGCCTTCTTACTTCGAGGTGGCAGCCACTCGTGTTTTTGTTTGCGATGGCTGATGCTCCACCTCATACGTCTTCCTATCATGGAACTCCGCCTGCTTGCCATCATTCCATTGCTCTATCGGCCTCAGGTAGCCGACGATTCTGCTGTATACCTCCGCCTTCTGCCTCTTGCTCTCAGGGATAATCCTTCCATCCTCAAGAATGAGGTTACCGTCCTTATCTTCCTTCATTTACTACCATCTCCTCCCTGATTCCCATTGTTCGCTCCCTTTGCGGATCAAGTGCGATTCACACGTAAAGGCCAGCACCGCTGGCGAGCCAGGCAGGAATCGAACCCACAACTTCCGGTTTTGGAGACCGGCACTCTTCCAGCTGAGCTACTGGCTCGAAATAGGCGGCTGGCCGGTAAGCGTGTCTCCGGCCCGCAGTGGTCTAACGCTTCCCATCCTATCGGATACGATCACAGCCGCATCATCATCCTACCGCCTCATAAGTCTCCGCAAATATATCCGGCTTGCATGGGTATAGTTCACCTTGCACGCCTTGGATGACCCAATCTCCCCAAGATACAAGGTGTTCACCTTCAAGTGTGTGAATAGAGATTGTACCATCACCCCCATTCTCGATAGTTGGATACACCGCACCTATTATTCCTCTCTCTTTGTTCCATGCCTTGTTAAGCCAAGTCGGCCAATCGGAATTATCGATCCTGCGCTCTCGCGTCATTTGAAACGCCTCAATCACTACTGGTCGCTTTCTATACTTGTAATTCATATTGCCTCCTGTATCTATGGCGGCTGGCCGGGTTCCATATGGAGCCGTAGTAACTCCTGCGCGGTTACCCCGTTATAGCTAACTGCCAACCGCCTTCATCATATCCATCCCCTCAGAGAGTACCAGCTAAGAGCGATCGCCGCGCCCATGATTATCCCGACTATGAGCCAGCGCCAATCAATCATCGACCCTCTCCTCCCAGGCTTCATCCAAGTCGCTCACTATCAATGCCGCATCACTGGTATAACACGAGGCACCGGCCAGCATCACAACGGCACCGCGAAGTGCATCAAGTTTGCGGTTGATCGCATTCTCGGCTTCCATCCGGTCATTGTGATTCATCGCTTTTCCTCCACTTGGTGCGATCATCCCTTTGTACCCCGAATCAACGATTCAACGTCGATCGCTTTTACCCCTTCGTAGAAGTTTAACAATTCACAAATGATCTCCTCATAAGTCTCGCCCTTCTTGCCCAAAGCCATCAGGCGGTCCCGCGTCTCTGTACTGATTTGCACCGTTGTGAAGTGAGCATCCATTTACTATTTCTCTCCTTGATTGCTATAATGATTATAGCGAGTGCCGGGCCATCTGTCAAATTTCTCCATCCTCATAGTCTCCATCGCACCGTCTCACCCTTCGGGATGAAGCTCGATTGCCCTCCCACAAGCTCCGGACCGACCGTTGGCGTCTCCACCGTAGTCCCGCCCAACCGCTTCGCGAGGAAAGCGAAAGCATAGGCATGGCCCAGGTGATCCGGCCCCGCTTTCTGGTACTGGTAATACTCACCCCCGCCCGCTCTAACTTGCTTGACTCGAAGGAAAGCGGCAAGGTGCGCAAGCAGCTCAGGCGGCGAATCCGAGGGCAGTATTGGATCGCCTTTCTTCAGCGGCGCAAACGCATCATCGATCAGCTCCGTCCTGTTCATCTTGACGAGCGTGATGTCCTCGATCTCCTCGGTCTTCAACCCCAGCTTCCCCGATCCTGGCATGTAGTCGAACGTCTTGACTCTGCCTGGGAACTTCCGAGCGAACGCCTTCGCCATCCTTACCTCAGGCTCCAGCTCGATGATCGCCTGAGCAGGCTCATACAACCGCATGACATCGCAGAGACCATCGAAGGTCGTCTCAAAGCCCGCCTTGATGATTCGGTCACCTTCTAATACCACGTACCAGCAATCTGGCTCACCAGGGTCGATACCGAGAAAGCATCCTCTCCCTCCTGGCTTACAAATGTGCTGAGATCTACCGACCAGTTCGCGCAGGTATTCAGGGGCGAGTCGGCTAGCACTTGTGGAATATGGTAAACCCAGTTTGAAGTTG